AAACTATCTCCGAATGAAATGTATCTACTAATGTGCATTAGCAACAAAGAAAAACCTTTGTTTATAAACACATTGGCGGAAGCTAGAAAACTGAGAATCAAAGGTTTAATAGATGAATCAGGTGTTATTTTGCCGTTGGGTATTGAAGTAGTTTCTAAAATAAACACAACTAAAAGTGTTACTAAGACAACTGCAGCAATAGACATTACTGATGACTATATAGAAAAGTATGTTCTTTTGTTTCCAAAGGGAAAACTACCTAGTGGTAAACAAGCAAGGGCTGATAAAAAGAACCTAAGAAACAATTTCATATGGTTTTTCAAAACATATAACTATGATTGGGATACTGTCATTGCAGCTACTACTTTGTATGTAAACGAGTATGAGCGTAAAAATTATATGTATATGAGAAATTCTCAGTATTTTATCAGTAAAATGAATCCTGATAAAACTAGGGACTCAGAACTTGCTAATTATTGCTCTCAAATTATTAGAGGAGATTATCAACAAGAAGCTGATCACTTTTCAGAAAAAGTTGTTTAAGTCATTTTTTTTGTTTAGTTTTGAGCCTGCAGTCAATTTCAAAACTCTCAACACAAGGGTATAAACCTTTGTGTTTTTTTATCTATAGACATGGAGACACCAACACTCTGGAAGAGTCAGAAAAATGCCTTTCAAGAATCCCTTGAGTATATGCAAGGTAGAATGGAAGGAAGAATAAAAAGTATTAAAACTCCGTGGGCAAAGTTTAATGATGCAACTACAGATGGTATAGAATGGAGCTCACTCACTGTTATAGGAGGAAGACCCGGTGCCGGCAAAACCCTGATTAAAGATCAAATTATTAGGGAAGCATTTGCTAGGAATGAGGGTGAAGAATTCAGAGTGTTAGAGTTTCAGTTTGAGATGCTAGCTAGAACTAGCGCTATCAGGGAATACTCAAGTGTTATAGGCAAAACCTATAAATACTTGTGTAGTGCAGATGGGAAACTTACTAATGATGATTTAGTAAGGTGTTATGAATATGCTAAAAAGAGAATTGGTTATCCTATTGATATAATAGAAGAACCTATTACAGTAAATGAATTTAAGGAGCAAATAGCTCTTTATATGAGACAAAATGCTGTTAAACATGAGGATGGTAGTTTTGAATACATGAAAACTATTGTTTCTCTAGATCACTCTCTTTTGCTTAAAAAAGCTCCTTTTGAAAAGGACAAGTATGATACTTTGTATAATCTAGGTGAGGCTGTTACCGAACTTAAGAGAAAGTATCCTATTGCTTTTATTGTTCTGAGCCAGCTTAACCGTAATATCGACAATCCTGAAAGGAGTGAAGATGGTAAGTATGGTAATTACATTCTAGAGTCTGACATATTTGGATCAGATGCTTTATTACAGCATGCTGATACTCTTATAGGACTCAATAGACCAGGTAAACAAAGAATTAGATTCTATGGTCCAGATAGATATGTAATAGAGAACGATAAAATTTTAGTAATGCATTTTTTGAAATGCAGAAATGGGGATAACAGAATGAGTTTTTTCAAAGCAGAATTTGAAAGAATGATGGTATCTGAGATGGATACTCCCCCTCAACAAGAAAGAAGAACAATAAATAAATAAGTAAATGAATATAATGACAAGACAAGAGACGCTAAGCGTTAAAGAAAAAATTCAAAATCTTAGAGAAAAGCATCAGCACATTTTTGATAACAACAACATGCCGGGTGCTTTATTTTTTCCAAAAATGGCTTACCGCCCTAGGGGAAAAGATGAATTGTATATTAGTTTCTTTGCCAGTGAATTAAAAAGAGAATCTAGAATTTATACTGAGTTTGTTAACATAGATTACTATCCAGAAGATAGTAATAGAACACTATGGATGTGGAATTATAATCCTCATTGGGAAGAAGAATATGAAGCAACAGAACCAAACAGTACAGGTCAGATCAGATATCTTGTCCCAGTAAGTGAGTTAATCAAAGTACAAGAAGCAGTTCCAGTTAAAACAGAGCAAATAGATTCTTTTACTTCCTTGGGTGACTCAATTGTTCAAGATATTCCTCTAACTGAAATGACTGTAAGAGACTTAGCTGCTATCATGACAGGCAAACCAGTTAGTAACAAAGAATGGTTAAATAAAATAATTACACAAAAATGAGCGAAGGCACTCAAGAACTAATCCTTCCTATGGGAAAATTAATGGCTGAAGTAAAAAGTCCTAAAAATCTTATTATATTCAGTAAACCAAAAGTGGGTAAAACTACTTTGTTGGCAAATCTTGATAACTGCTTACTTGTAGACCTTGAAGATGGTAGTGATTATGTAAGTGCAATGAAGGTAAAAGCAAGATCTATTGATGATATCAAGAAGATTGGTAAAGCTATCAAAGATGCTGAATATCCTTACAAGTATGTTGCTTTAGATACTATTACCGCTTTAGAAGAGATGTGTATTCCTCTAGCAGAGGAAATGTATTCCAAATCTTCTATGGGTAAAAACTGGTTTACAGAAGGTAAACCTAAATATGGTACTATTCTAAACATGCCTAATGGTGCAGGTTAAGCGATAGCCTGTATGTGTCTAATTGCTGGAAACCCCTAAAGACTATTTACTACAAAGTAAATTGAAAAATTATGCTTGATAGTTTAAAAAATAATAGTATATTTGTCATAAACAAAAATAACCTGGTTATGTTAGATTATGACAATCATGGGCAATCAGCAGCCAAGTCTCTGTTAAATGAGAAAGGTTCAACGACTATCTCCCGGAAGGAGAGTACACTTTTAAATAAAGTGGAAAAGGCACACATTAAATTTTATAGTTTAACTGATAAATTATCTAATGATAGTGGTATATATGGTATTTATTGTAGAGTTAATGACAAAATATATATTGGTTCCGCAATAAATTTTCATGCTCGATTAATAAGACATATATACTACTTAAAAAATAATAAACATCATTCAACCAAATTGCAAAGAGCTTTTAATAAGTATGGAATTGATAGTTTTAAATTCCTAGTTTTAGAAATTACTGATAAATCTCTTCTTTTAGAAAAAGAATCATATTGGATTAATTATTTAGATAGTTATAAAAATGGATTTAATTGTACAGATGTTTGTAAAAACCCTAAAAGGTTTAAACTTAAATCTGAACAAATTCAAAAAAGAACAGAAAAATCAAGTAAAACGGTTATATGTTTAGATATAGAAGGAAAATTTATATGCAAATATTCTTCTTTATCTAAAGCAGCTCGTGCAATTAATGATCAGACAACTAATATCAGTTCTTGTTGTAAAGGAAAACTTAACTACGTTAAAGATTTTATTTTTGTTTATGCTTCTGAATATGATGAGTTTAAGGATTATAAGTATACTCCTAAACCTAAAGTATTTACAGAATTGCACAAAAAAAATATATCTGATGCCGTTAAAGGTAAACCTAAAAGCAAAAATCAGATAGATCTTCTTATTAAAAGGTCTAGTAAATCAGTTGTTAAATTAGATTTAGAAAGAAATGTTGTTAAAATATATTCTTCACTCAAAGAATGCTGTAATGATGATCAGTTATATATTAAAACCTTAAAGAAAAGTATTAGTTCAAAAACACCATTGGTAGGTTTTATATATGAATTTAATGAAAATATAGTCTAGTCTATTATGAAAGTAATAGTAGTAACGTATCCCTGGTTAAGGGAGGCTTTCACTAAAGTTATTGATTTTGTTAAGACTTGGGCCCCTAGAATAATTCTTGTGGGACACGTTAAAGACATAGTATTAGAGAAAAATGGTGCGGAGTTTAATGCTCTTGACCTAGATCTTACAGGTAAATTAAAAAGAATAACCAGTTCTCAGTCTGATGCAATCGGGTATTTATATCGTAAAGGTTCTAAAAACATTCTTAGTTTTAAGACAACCGATGAAATATCTTGTGGTGCAAGACCAGAACATCTCAGAAACAAAGAAATTGTATTATCAGAACTAAATGATGATGATACAATCAATATTAATTGGAATAACGTTTATATAGATTAAAATTATGATTACTACAAAGAACATCCCTACTTCTACAGGGACACAAAAAATTATTCAACCAGGTGAAAATACCTGTAAAATCAACAGTCTATCACTAGAGTCTGTTCCTTACAAAGAAGGAGCCTACAACCTATCATTGAATCTTGAGACAATGCCTATAGGTGGAGATTTTGAAGGTTTTCTTGTAAATAAAGATGACGCTACAGGTCCTCGTTATGAAGGACAAGTAGCTAGAGTAAGATTTTCTGAATGGGCTTTCTCAGATGGAGTCACAAAATCAGGTATTTCTGTTTCTCGTGATCTTGAAATTCTTAAGGCTATACAAACAATTTGTAGAGAAACCGGTAGCATGGAGTGGTTGGACAAAAATGATAATGTTCATGATACTATTGAAGATCTTGTAATTGCTTTTAACAATGACAAGCCTTTTAAAGACAAATACATTACTTTTTGTATTGCCGGCAAAGAATACAATAACAAACAAGGCTATGTAAACTTTGATCTATTCTTACCGCGTGCTGGTAAAGGTCAAGTAAGCCTTCAGAATGCTGATACCGAGAATGGCAAACTAATGCCTTTTGATTCTGATGTTCATATCAAAAGAATTAAAACAAATCCTGTAGATTCATTTTCTCCTAAAAATGATGATGACTTTTCTGTAGTAGCTGCTTCAAGTAAAGTAGGTTCTGATTTTGATTTGTAATACAATAAAAGGGGTGTAATAGCCCCTTTATTTTTTAATTTATGATAAGCACTAAACCAATCATAACAAGTTTATTTGAAATTCCGTCATCGTGGATATTTGAAAATTACTGTGGTATTAGTGAGAAATTAATAGGTCAAGATGTAAAAATATTATCAATTTTTAACTCTATGGATTCTGTACCATCTATGGTAATATTCTGTAGACAAGATAGATATTTTTTCAAAGACTTTTCTACAAATAAAGGTGGTGACGGCCTTAAGTTAGTCATGTATCTTTTTGACCTAGACAAAAGTGAAGGTATAAATAAAATAATCAAGGACTATAACTTATATCTAAAGACATCAGATTATTCAATATCTGATGTTATGATAAAAGAAAAAGCACATTTTACTCTTGAGACATATGACACAAGAAAATGGAACCAAGGTGATGCCGACTACTGGACATCATATGGTATTTGTTCTGAAATATTAAAAGAATATAATGTTGAACCGTTGAGTTCTTTTACTTTTAGTAAACAAGAAGAAGGTATATATGATTTTTTTACTACTCAAAAATCTTATATCTATGGGTATTTTAGAAAAGATGGAACACTCTATAAGATCTACCAGCCTTATAACAAAGATAAAAAGTTTATGAAGCTAGCTACATACATTCAAGGTATGGATCAGCTAAAGTTTGATAAACCACATCTTGTTATAACCAGCTCTCTTAAAGATGGCATGTGTCTTAAAAAACTAGGTTATCCTGTGGAGTTTATAGCACCGGATTCTGAGGGTTCGGTGATCAGAGAGGAAGTTATTACTTATCTGAAGAGTAAATACAAAGTAATTACGTGTATGTTTGACAACGATGCTCCCGGTATAACAGCTATGGAAAGATATCATGAATTATATGAATTACCCAGTGTACTTTTACCGATGGAAAAAGATCTTTCTGACTCTGTTAAAAAACACGGTCAAAAAGCTGTAAGACAAGTATTAACTTCTTTACTTAATGCATATGAATAAAGAACAGAAAAAAGCTATGGAACGATTTGAAACATGGATGGATCGTCTTCATCTGCAAACTTTAACGGATGAATTAAAAAATGACATCACGTACAAAATAGAAAGTCTAATTAATGAAATACAAGAACTAAATGACTAGAGGATATATAGGTATCGACATTGGAAAGAAGGGTGCTATAGTTTACCAACACCCTGATCTAGAAATAGAGGCACATCCCATACCCATGATTAAAGATGAGGTGGATTATGCATTTATGTATGATATTGTACAACACATAAGCAATCGTCATATGACTGCTTATGATTGCAACCCGCACATTATTTTTGAAAAGCTGGGAGTTATCTTCGGTAGCTCTAAAGCAACAGCATTCTCTATGGGTCACCAATCTGGTGCTATAGAAATGATGGCTATTTCTCTTGGTGTTTCCTACACTAAAATTCCTGCTAAACAATGGCAGAAAGAAATGTTTACAGGAGTAGAAGAGATTACTGTAACCGGTAAATCTACTAGAGATACTAAAGCAATGGCATTAGTAGCTGCTAAAAGATTGTTCCCTGGTAGAAGTTTTGTATTTGGTGAAAGAGCATCTAAACCACATGATGGATATGTGGACGCATTATTAATGTCTGAGTATGCAAAAAGAAAAAATCTCTGATAAAACTGTACTTAATTATGATGAATATAAAAATGTAAGGTCCATGTTACTATCTGAAGATAAAGCAGATAGAAACATCGGTCTTGGTATATTAGAAAATGTAGATCAAAAGAAATGTCTTCCTTTCATTTTGTTTACTGCACTAGAGTTTAGTAGAATGGAAAATCATATAGCTAAAAGTATTTTATGGTCTATGTACAGTAGAATGAGTTGTTTTAATGTTATATCTAAAATTATAGATGTGACATCAGACTCAATATCCTACAATAATCCTGATAAACTTAAAATCGGTTCAGATGATCATCCAACGGCTAAGTACTTTGAGCTAAATGCGAATAAGTATTTTTCTAAAGTCGTAGAGAGGATTAGTGTCACATATATTATAGATACTATTGTAAAACAAGATGATCCTGAAAGATTTTATCCTTTAGAAAAGGATATTGAAAAGTTTATTATAGACAAGTATATTAAGGAAGAAATTATACTTGATTACAAATTAAATATTCCTGGTTTTACCATGAGGTTTGATATCAAAAAAGCAATAGAAATAAGAACACATGAGCTTACTAAGAAATGAAAGTCTTTCTAAAGTATGTAAAGAATTAATGTTAAAGGAGCCCTACTACGGGCTCTTTTTAGTAATGACTGAAAAACAATGGAGTGATAAGATTCCGACAGCGGGTGTTGCTAAACACAACATCAACTATAAACTTATCATCAACCCAGAGTTTTGGGATAGTCTTAGTCAAATACACAGAGTTGGTTTGACCAAACACGAGCTCAATGGGCTCCTTACACAGTAATGTGTATGTAAAATATTCTAAATTGACGGGGAAAACCTTAGAGGTTTATCTACTAAACAATTGTAGTAATACATTTGCGGCTAAGCTAATCACTTAGGTAAAGTAAAAAAGATAAACATTGGTCAATCCGCAGCCAAATTTCTTGGTAATGTAAATTAAAAGTGGTATATTAAAGTATAAATACTTACACATTATGATCACTAAAGAAAAAGAAGAGTCTGTAATTTATCATTACTCTAAAGGATTATCTACTAAAAAAGTAGCAGATCTTAGTTTTTGTAATGTAAAAACAGTGAGAGCAATTTTATTAAGAAATAATATAAAAATGCGTACTCTATCTAAAGCACTGATGAAGTACTCCTGTAATGATAATTTCTTTTCTACTATAGATTCGGAAATTAAAGCTTACTGGTTAGGTGCTTTATATGCTGATGGAAATATTTCTAAAAAAGCTAGTAAATCTGGTCAGATCTTTTTAACAAGCTCTGATGAAGAATGGGTATTAGATTTTATGCAAGCTATTGCATCTACTAATAAACCTAGAAAAGAATTTCACAAAAAGTATAATACTTTTGTGTGGAAAGCGCAGATAACTAGCTCTGTTATGTTTGATAATCTTAACGATCTTGGTTGCACACCGGCTAAGTCTAAAACCATTACTTTTCCAAAAATACATGATGATTTAGTTCATCATTTTATACGTGGCTATTTTGATGGTGATGGTACAGTAGGACAATATAAAAATTCAAAAACCAAAGATTGGCATGTTTTAAAATCAGGTATCTGTTCAGGTTCTGAATTATTTATTAAACAAATTTTAGAAAAAATTCCAGTTAAGAATAAAAATATTTATTACAAGGGTGTTTATAAAACACAGTTTTCTGTTAATGATTCTATAGCATTGTATAATTATATTTATAAGAATGCTAATGTATATCTAGTAAGAAAAAAACAAATATTTGATAAATATATTTTAAATTATAAACCAAGAAAGAGGTTCAGAGACTACAATGGATTACCCAAATAAGGGTAAAGGTATAGTCCGATCTTACATGAGAATGTAAGTTAACATAATGATTGCATCTAGCATTCTTTCATCCACTGATGCAGGATAGCTTTGATAATCATGAACTCTTTAATATTGCTGCAGATTTGTAACTAAGTCTCGTTGTACAGTAATGTACAATATGAAAGCTTTAAATTGACGGGAAGTTCCTTAGAGCCTAATCTACCAAGCATATGTAGTAATACTTATGTGGCTGAAGTAATTAATCAGGTACGGTAAAAAAGATTAGGATTGGATAATCCGCAGCCAAATTTCTTAAATAGTTTTGGTATAATAGAGATTAATTAGTATATTAGTATATGAAAAAACTAGTATTACCAATTGAAGATATTATACTTATGTATAATCAAGGTTTAAGTTGTAGTAAAATTGCAACAACCTTTAACTGTTCTGAGTCTTTTATTAATAAAAAGATTGCAGAACAAAATATTACCAAGAGACCCGGAGGTTCTTATAGAAGATCCTATAATCAAAATTTCTTTAATAGTATAGATACAGAAGGTAAAGCTTATTGGCTAGGTTTTTTGTACGCAGATGGTTGTGTTCAAGAAAAACTTACAGGTCAAAAAGTCATATCTTTAGCTGTTAAAGACAAAGAAGTTATAGATAAATTTATAAAATCTTTAGACGGAGACTTTATAACTAAAACTTATAATGAAGTACATGTTATACATCTTACTAGTAAAACTATGTTTAATGATTTAGTTTATCATGGTTGTATTCCAAGAAAGTCATTAGTTTTAAAATTTCCAAATCTTCCACATAATCTAGTTAATCATTTTATGAGAGGCTATTTTGATGGGGATGGTTCTGTATTTATTCTTCATCCTAAAAACTATAATAAAACAAATACTATTTACAAAAATATAGGTATTGGTATATGCGGTACAAAAGAATTTTTGTCGGAGTATAACAAATACTTAGATTGTAGTAAAGTTAAAAAGGATAAAAGAAAAGAAGGTAATGTTTGGTACTTATCTATATCTGGGACAAATAAAGTAAAAGCTTTTTATGAATTCATTTATAAAGATGCTACTCTATACTTGACTAGAAAGAAAGATAAGTTTGAAAACTATTTTAAAGAAAGAGGTTCAACGACTATAATAAGCCATCCTAATAAGGATGAAGGGATAGTCTGATCTACAGGGAAACTTGTAGTTAACATAATGTTAGAGATCAATCAGTATATAGAAGATGAGTTTTTACCAGAAGGTGCTTTAAAACTAGACTCTTTCCCGGGTATTGTACTTCCTGTAAGAGCTGGTACCAGAGTTTACTATGATATTCTGACTCAAAACCAGAATAATCAGACTCTACAAAATCTTATGAGTGCTATGGGTCAAGGACAATCTCAATCTGAGGATGGACTTAATAACCCTAATCATGACTGGGAAGAGTTTGAAAAAATGGGTGAAGCTGAGAAACGTCTGATGAAAACTCAGATGGAGTATCAAATGAGAGAGCTCGCTCGTGAAGTAACTAAATCTAGGGGTAAGATTCCCGGAGAGATTAAAGAACTGATTGATAACTTCACTGCCTTTGAACAACCTAAGTTTGATTGGCGTGGTTATATCAGAAGATTTGTAGGTAGATCTGTAAAGGTTTATACCAAGAAACTAAGAAGAAAGTTTAACAAGAGATTTGAGGATAATCCCGGTCTTAAGATTAAACAAAAGAAACATATCTTAGTTGCTGTAGATACATCAGGTTCTGTAAAAACAGATGAACTAAAAGAGTTTTTCTCTGAGATACATCATATGCATAAAACAGGGTCTGACATTACCGTAGTGCAGTGTGATACTGCAATTAGTGATATTCGACCTTATAAACAAAGTAATAAGATTGAATTACACGGTAGAGGTGGTACTTCCTTTGAACCGGTCATAGAGTATTATGACGCTAATCAGAACAAGTATACATGTCTTATTTATTTCACAGATGGAGAAGCTCCTGCTCCTGCTAAACCAAAAGGGCACATACTATGGGTACTAAGTTCCCAATCAGAAATCAATAACAAATTACCAGGTCAAATTATCAAATTAAATTAAGATGTCAAAAATTAAGCAAGTAGTATTGAACACTACAGAACTCAAAGATTTTGTAAAACACATTGTAGGAAACAACCGTTATCTCCAAGAAAATGGTAAAAATCCTGTTGCTATAAATATCGAAGGTGAAGCTGGGCTTAATTCAAAATAAATGAGTATATTTGTAACATGAAGAAATTAATTTCAGAGTGTTTACACAAAGACTTAAATCAAAAATGTGGCATTTACAAACTTACTTGTAATGAGCACAGTTATATTGGTAGCAGTATTAATATTTATTATAGATTAAAAAGACATATATCCGATTTGCTAAAAAACAAACATGCAAATAAATATATACAAAATGTTTTTAATAAATATGGCGGTGATAGCTTTAAATTTGAAGTTATAGAAGAATGTAGTAGAGATGTTTTAATTAAAACAGAATCCTACTATATAGAGTCTATGTCTCCAGATTTAAACTTTATTCAAAATCCTGTTGCAATTGTCCATAGTAATGAAACATTACTTAAGATTTCTGCAACTTTAAAAGAAGCTTATGCTTGTAAAAGAATAAAGAATTCTATTTCTAAAACTGTTCACCAATATAATATAAATGGTTTTTATCTTAAATCTTATGAATCTTGTGCTGAAGCAGAAAAACAATTAAACTTACCAAAAGGTAAAGTTTCAAAAATTGCTTTAGGAAAAGGTTTTTCTTGTGGAAACTATAGATGGTGTTATGAAAAGAAAAGTAAATTAGAAAAATCCCTTGTTACATATAAAGGAAATAAAATAGTTTATGTATTTGATCAAAACAATATTTTAGTTAAAGAATGGCAAAGTATTAATGACTTATGTAAATATATATGTATAAGTCATTCGGCAATGTCAATAAGAATTAAAAAAGGTAATTACTATGATGGTTTAAGATATTCATTTAACCCAGGTCCAGGGTAAAAATTGGGTGAATTGCTGGGAGTTCCTAAAGCTTTGTTAGCTAAAACATAACTGGAAACGGTAAGTGTGAATGCTTAAAAATAACAAAGATGTCCTAATGGATAATCAGCAGCCAAGTCTAGATCTAAATGGTCTGGAAAGGTTCAACGACTAGGTATTGAAACTATGTAAATAGAATATAATATACCCAAGAGTGCCCAACACCAAGTAATTGGTGAAGATATAGTCTGAACTATAGTGAAAGCTATAGAAACAAGGATAAAGAGCCTTGTGATAACAAAATGTGGAAAGACCAGTGCTATTTTGCAAGTTGCAGAAGAGTTAGATCTACAGTGTATTAAGCTGAACTTGAGTCAGCTAGAGGAGATAGGTGACCTTGTAGGTTTTCCAATGAAAGAGCATGAGATGATTAAAGGTGATATCACTAAATGGGTTACCGAGTCTACCATGCCTATGTATATTACTAGTGGTTACAAACCCACCGGTGAAAAGAGAATGACTCATGCTGCTCCTGAATGGGTTCAAGGTAAAGGTCAAGGTGGTATCCTTATTTTGGATGACTGGACGCGTAAAATAAAAAAATAATTTGTTTTCTAAAATAAAACATCCTACTTTTGTTGGATGAAAACTTTTAAATCTTCAATACATAAAGAACTTAATATATCTGGTATCTATCTTATTAAAATAGATAATCATATGTATGTTGGAAGTTCTATCTCTGTTAAACAAAGATTGCAAGCACATATCAGAAAACTCAAAAAAGGTAAGCATGAAAATAGATACATGCAAAATAGATTTGATAAGTATGGTATTAGCAGTTGTAGTTATTGTTTATTAGAAAAATGTGAAGAGTCACAGAGATTACATTTAGAAAAAAACTGGATAGAAAAACTTTCTCCAGATATGAATTCTAAGATGGATCCTGTAACTCAAACAAACTCTAAAACCCAATCTAAAATAGTTTATCAATATGATTTAGAAGGTAATTATATAGGTTATTTTCCATCAGTAAGTGAAGCAGGTAGAATTCTTAATATTAATTCTTCTATTATTGCATCTTGCTGCAGAAAAAATGGCATACATAAATCTTCTAGAGGCTATATATGGTCATATACTAAAGTTGAAAAACTAAATTATGTAAATAATAGTAGTAAAGCTAAAATTAAAGAAGTTACTATGTTTACTAAACTAGGTCAAAAATTAAAAGTATTTGATTCTATTGTATTAGCAGCAAAATACTTACTTGAAGAAAATGAAAATTTAGAATCACTTTGTGCTTCAATTTCATCAGCTGCTGGTAATACTAACTTTGCCGTAAAAGATAAATATATATTTGGATATGGAGATATCAATACTCTTATGTATACAGGAACAAGAAATTTTCCAGTATTGCAAGAAAAACCAGATGGTAAAAAAATAATATGGAACAGTGCTAAAGAAGCTGCTCAGGTATTAAATATTAGCATTTTAGGTATAACAAGAGTTATTAGAAGAGAAAGAAAAAGTTATAAAGAAAGCATCTGGTCTGATGCGCGTTTAAAACAGGGTGAATTGCTGGAAAATCTTATCACATTTTGTGAGGACAATCAGCAGCCAAGCTTGAATGGTAACATTCTTGAAGGTTCAACGACTAATAGCCGAATCCCACCAAGTAATGTTGGGGATAGTAATGCTAACACGAGTGCCCTGCCCGGTATAGAATCAACGTCATTTAAAATTACTTTAAATAAGGATTGGTTTTTTAATACTGGTGATGATATAGTCTGAACTATATGGTAACATATAGAATCTAAGGATAAAGAGCCTTAGAGATAACAAATTGGCAGACCTAAGATTTGTACAGGCGGTTATGGAAATTATTGACAGACAAGAGTATATCTCATGGAAGCTACCAAAAGACTGGCACGTTATCTTGACTTCTAATCCTGATAACGGTGAGTACTTGGTTAATTCTATTGACACAGCTCAGAGAACTCGTTTTATCACAGCTCATTTGAAGTTTGATATCGACTGTTGGGCAAAGTGGGCAGAACAGAATAGTGTTGACTCTCGTTGCATAAACTTCTTGTTGATGCACCCTGAGTTGGTTAAAGGTGATATTAATCCTCGTAGTATTACTACATTCTTTAACTCTATCAGTTCTATCAAAGTGTTTGAGGATCAGTTACCATTGATTCAGATGATTGGTGAAGGTAGTGTAGGCACTGAGTTCAGTACTCTATTTACTACCTTTATCAATAACAGACTAGATGCTATGGTATCTCCTAAAGAAATCCTTACTGGAGCTGACTGGAATACTATTGAGGCTAAACTAAAAGCTTCTATGTATGAGGGAACTCATTACAGAGCTGACATTGCTAGTCTAATGGCAACTCGTATTAGTAATTATAGTATAGTATATGCAGAATCAAACCCTGTTACTGATAAAATCATGGACAGGATTAAAGATATCATCAAATCTGAAGAGCTCTTTGCTCTTGACCTACACTATTTCATGATCAAGAATATTATCTCTGGTAACAAAAGTAAGTTCCAGAAGATGTTGCTTGATAAAGACATTGTTAAACTAGCAGTAAAATAATTATGGATTTTAATTTAAGTAAATATCTGCACTGTGAACTTCTTATGGGTGATTCAGTGCTTGTTACCCAAGAACATTCTTGGAAATATGTATATTTTGGTACAGTAAATTGTAATATATTACAACAGACAATATTTGAGGATCTTGCTGTAAAAAGTAGCGGTTTTGAAATTAATCCTTCTTCTCTTGGTAAAATGTTCTTTAGTAAGTCTGCCAGTATTCCTAGATATAAAGTAAGAGAAATAAAAGATAAGTATAACCTATCTGTTATTAGAGATTCTAGTAAAGCTGACACTGTTGTTATTTCTAAAAATGAACTAAAGGATAATATTCATGATAACTGGTATGAATATATGTTTTCTAGAAGTACTGTAAAAGAAGTATTGGAAGCACTATATATCTATCCTCATTCTGGTAAAAATATCTATAGATTTAATGACAGTATTATTAAACTTCTTGATGATAAAGAATTAATAAAGAATAGCATTGATAAATTAAATGCTCTTCGTCCTGATATAGAGTACATTTCTTTTAGTTATCGGTGTCGTAGTGTGTTTGACAGTATAGCAAGCGCATTAGGTATTTGCAATACTCTTAAAAGTAATGGAAAAACTATTGATCCTCATGCTTATGATACTTTGTTACAAAGTAAGGGTAAGAATGTTATTACAGATTCTGCTTTACAATCTATTTTGGGATCTTCAGAAATGGACTATGAGAACTATGTATTTATTGATGAGTTATTAAATAGCCCTGATCCTAGTAATATTGAACTAGGTCTCACTTTAATGGCTAATTGTAATTTTGAAGAGAGTCAGCATTACTTGCTGATTCTTCTAGGAGATTACTTTGGTAGGCATAGATATGTAAAGTATTGTCAGAGTGTAGCTTTTAAAAGTCTTTTAGATTTTATGGATTTTAATTACAGAACTCGCGTAAGTTTAGATCATATTTTAGATAAAGCAGATTCAGTGAACAAACTCACAGATGAAATTAAAGCTATTGTTCATAAAAGAGCTACAAGTGAGTTTGATCATCTTCTTAATAGATATAAATGGATACAATCTAAAGGTATCGAAATAGTAAAACCAGAACCACAACCAAAAACAGAATGATTCAAAGAAAAGAAGACATTAACGTTCTTGCTTTGGAAGAGGAGTTTTATTCAAAACCATTTAACTTTAGTTACAGTGGTATGAATAGGCTACTTTATTCACCAAAGCTTTTTTACTCACATTACGTATTACAACAAAAAGAAGAAAAGCTAGATAGCTATCTTATTGAAGGTAAGGTAATTCACTGTTTGTTACTAGATTCTGATAATTTTGAGAGGCAATTTGTTGTCTCTCCTGTATCTTTGCCTAGTGATAATCCTAAACTCGTTGTAGATAGAGTATTTAGATATGCTCAAGAGAATAATTCTCTGGACCAAGAACTAAGATCATTTGATATTATCATCTTAGATGTCTTGAAAGAAATCAATCTTCACCAGTCGCTTAAGACTGATGAGCAAAGGGTTGAGAAAATGATTACAGATCAAACTGTAAGCTACTTTGACTTTCTAAAACAGAAAGGCAGTAAAGACGTAATAGACACAGAGATGTACAATCGGTGTCTAGAGTCAGTTCAGATTCTGAGACAGAATCCGGAAATTGTTAAAGTTCTTGATTTATATGGAGAAACAGGTGCTACTGTTTATAGCGAGCACCCTATCCAAATCGATCTACCTGGTTATCCTTTCGGATTAAAGGGGATACTTGACAATATTGTTGTCAATGAAAACGATAAAACCATAGTAATCAATGACTTAAAAACAACTGGTAAAACAGTTGCAGAGTTTGCTGAGACTGTTGAGTACTACAATTACTGGTTACAAGCAGCTATCTACAAGAAACTTGTTTCAGTCAAGTTTGCAATAGACAGTTCTTGGAAAGTAGAGTTCAACTTTATTGTCATCGACAAATACAAACAAACATATGTATTTCCGGTGTCTGATGAAACAATGAACAAATGGTACTTGACCGGTCTCAGTAACGCTCTTGTAAAAGCAAAATATCATTATGACAAAAGAGATTTCTCTTTACCATATGATATGATTGTAACAAAAGTCGTACTGTAAAAATAATTGTATGATCAAATCCCTATATGAAGGATATTTTCAAAAATCTGGTGTTTTTTTGTACCCTTTGCTGGATATACCTAAAGGCACCAGTGTTACTCCAATAGGAACTTATACATCATTGACAGATCATTATACTTGTGATGACTGTAAATTGATTGTTACTTATCATTTAAGGGATGACCCGCAGTTTGTATTGTTTGAAAAAACAAAACTTTTAGGAAGTAAATACTATGACTATTATTTGGAAACAGATGATAAAATAGGAGTTTATATTTTTGATTTATCAGACTATAAGCAAGATTGGGATTACTTTGTGTTAGGTAAATACTCAAAATTCTCTAAAGATTTAAAAACAATAGTTTTAAATCACTTTGCTAAAAGTAAGAAAAACTATGTATATGTAAATAGTTATTTAAATCCAGAAATGTATTTTGATATCTATTCTAACCTTTTAGGATGCCCTGCAGATCTCTTAAAAAATGTAGGTGAATTATGTGATAAACCTGACCTGCAGAAAGAAACTTTACAAATAGAATTAAAGGATTTGGAAAGAGAAGGTTTATTTCTAAATTCGCAATAAAATACAGAGAATATGAATAATTCAATGATGATTGTTAAGTCCGAATGGAATAACAAACCCACAATTAAAATGATGCCCATCTCAACTGGCTGTCCTTATGTTGAGTGTATCTATGATCCAGAGTCTAAAGTTTTGGCCGTTATTGGCATAACTAGAAAGAGTGTGTTTCATATGATGCCAAAGCTAGATGACAATGGTGACGTTGTAATGAGAAAAGTTAAAACAGACGGTGCTAAACCATACAAAGAAGACAGAAGAAGTGTTGAGACTTTCCAAGAGTATTATATTTCAGATAAAGCCCAGATCATGGAGTTTATGGAAATGTTTGCTTGTAATTTCAATACTTGTTTAGAATTTTTTATGGAATCAACTCCAGAAGTAAGTGCAGATCAAAAAGCTGTATAATAATCTATTGACATAAAGGGGTGTAAAAACCCCTTTTATGTTTTACTTAAATACGGGGGAACAGCTTAACTGAACAAAAATGGATATGAATCATTGGGTCCATGACTATGAAACGCTCATTAACATGTTTGGTGCTGTGTTTCAACACTACAAAACAGACGAAACAAAACAGTTTGTGATCCATAGACTAAGAAATGACATTGTAGAATTAGTAAAATTCTTAAATCACAACAAGGACAACAAGGAATGGCACATTAGTTTTAATGGTTTGAACTTTGACGCTCAGATTACTCAGTTTATTTTAGATAATCAAGAAGAGCTAGTAAATGAAGATCCAATGCATATAGCACATAAGATCTACAACTTTGCTCAGAGTGTTATTGAAAAAACCAGTAATAATGAGTTTCCTCCTTATGCTCCCCACCAACTTTCTATAGGTCAGATAGATGTATTTAAGCTAAATCATTGGGATAACCCTGCTAAAAGATCTAGTTTGAAATGGATTCAGTATAGTATGGATTGGTATAATATCCAGGAAATGCCTATACACCATAGTACATTTATAAATACTATGGCACAGATTGACGAGGTAATGGAGTATTGTGTTAATGATGTTGAGTCTTGCAAACAGATTATGCTTTTGAGTAAAAGTCAAATCAATCTGAGAAAGAACTTGACAGAACAATATAATATAAATCTATATAGTGCTTCTGAACCAAGAATTGCCAAAGAATTGTTCTTACATTTTTTAACCCGAAAGACAGGGATTAAAAAATATGAATTAAAACAACTAAGAACACTTAGAGATAAGATCAAGGTTAAGGATATCATACTACCTTATATCAAATTCAATAGACCTGAGTTTAATCTTATCCTAGATGAGTTTAATTCTTTTGAACTTGATCCCAATAATACCAAGGACAGTTTTAAATACTCTATGGTTCATAAAGGAGTTAAGACCGATTTTGGTTTAGGTGGTGTTCATGGAGCTAGATCTAGTGGAGTTTATGAAGCTAAAGACGGTATGATTATCATGTCATCAGATGTAACTAGCTTTTATCCAAATTTAGCTATCAGAAATGGATGGTCACCGGCACATCTTCCTAAAAAAGAATTCTGTGATCAGTATGAATGGTTCTTTGATGAAAGGGTAAAAATCCCTAAAAAAGACCCAAACAATTACGTTTATAAGATCATTCTTAATAGTACATATGGTCTTAGTAATGATGAGAATAGTTTTCTGTATGATCCTGAATTCACAATGAGGATCACAATTAATGGCCAACTAAGTCTGGCTATGTTGTATGAAATGCTAAGTATAGGCATCCCGGGTTCTGTTCCTCTTATGCAGAATACTGATGGTTTAGAGATGATGATCCCCGCAGGTATGAAAGATAAATATCTAGAAATCTGTAAAGAATGGGAACAAATGACTAAACTTCAGTTAGAACATGGAGAATATTCTAAAATTGTCCTAGGAGATGTTAATAACTATATTGCTGTAAATAGAGAAAAAGAAGTTAAAAAAGAGGATTTTGACAAACTTAGGTCTGAATTTCCTCACTATATTTACAGACAAGACGGGGATACATTCTTTTATTCTGCAACTAAATGTAAAGGTAGATTTGAGTTTTTTGAACTAGCTCTGCATAAGAATAAAAGCTTTATTATTATACCTAAAGCAGTTTACCATTACTTTGTGTTCGGTACATTACCGGAAATGTATCTAGCAGAAAATAGAAACATATTTGAGTACTGTGCCGGTATCAAAGCTAAAGGTGACTGGGAATTTAGAGAAGACTGCATAACCAAGGGTCTACTTAAACACAGAAAGCTTCAGCACATTGTCCGCTATTACATATCTCTAAATGGTTGTAAAATCACTAAGAGAAATAAAGTGGATGGTAGAAACTTTCAGGTAGAAGCTGGTTCTTGGAAACAGACAGTATTTAATATTGCTGAGAAGAAAACCTGGGGAGAGTATAGGATCAATGAAGACTATTATCTGCAAAACATTTATAAGATGATTGAGTCAATACAAAAAACAAAAAAAACAAACCAATTAACAATGTTTTAAACATGACAAAAGAATTTTTTACAAAGCATGTGGTTGAACGTCGCATAGAATTAATTAAAAAAGTTTTAGAAGCAAAGGGTACGGAATATGGTGCTGATAAAACTGCTTTCCATAATTTTATTAATGGTTCTAAACTTAGTTTTCATGCAACAGAACAAGCTTTTGCTTGGGAACTTATGTGCAAACACTTACAATCTATAAAGGATATGATAGATGATCATCAAAAATCAATGATATCTCCTTCTAAAGAACAGATTGAAGAAAAATTTGGTGACGCTATCAACTATCTTATTTTAATTGAAGGGATGTTTAAAGAAAATCTTCCTTTAGATGATAAACTTAAATATACAATTACAAGTGTTTAAATATGAGTACTAGACAGTTAACAAAAAAAGTTAAAGAATGGTGTGAAATAACAGAAACAACAGTTTCTGATAAACCTACGTTAATCGACCCTTCTAGAGGAGGTTTAAGATTTGCTTTAATGGCAGAAGAAAATAAAGAATATTTTGATGCTATTTCTGAAAATGATCTTGTTGGTGTTGCTGATGCTCTTGGAGATATGTTATATATTCTACTAGGCACTGCTCTAGAACATGGGTTACATGAACATTTAGAAAAAATTTTCTATGAAATTCATAGAAGTAATATGAGTAAAATGGGACCTGATGGAAAACCTCTTCGTAGAGAAGATGGTAAAATCTTAAAAGGTCCTAACTATTTTAAACCAAACATAAAAAAAATAATTTATGAGTAAAACAGGAAGTATTCAAATTCATAATTCTAAAAGAAGAATTATGGTACTAAATGAAGAAACAGGAGAAAAAGAAAGAAAAACTGTTTCCGGCTATATTGTAAAATCAGTAGGTAAAAATGGGGAAATCCTACAATCCTCACAGGTGTTTAATGATGTCAAAGCTGTAAAAATTCACTTAAATGCAATGGACAAACTTTGGAATACTGGTTCATTTAAAGTTATTCCACAAGACCATACAGAAGAACAAAAATTTGTAACGCTAGGTCTAGCAGAACCAGGAAAATAATATGGAAAAAGAATTATCATACGGAGAAAGATTAATAGGAGTATCTGCTAATTCATCAGGAAATGAAAAAGTAGATAAAGCAAACAAACTTTTTGCTGAAGCTGCTGACTTACTTAAAAGTCATATCTTGGAAAAAAGAGAAAAAGAAGGTGTAGATATTATCACTGCCGACCTGTTTGGTCACGCCATATGTGAAATACTCAATGCACAAATGTGTACTGTTAAAGTACTAACTTTTTCTGATACAGAACAGTAGTCTGTTACCCACACTCAAGACTCTTCGATAAACTAAAGGGTATAAAGACCCCGGTGTAATTACCGGGGTTTTTTATTACCTTCCTTGTCCTCTATAGGTCTTCTTATAGTTCTTACTAGATTTAAGATGACTTCTCTTAGATTTAGCGTGAATGCCAGGTCGTTTTCTCTTACTATCCTTGGGAGAAAAACTGTTTTTTGTGTTTGTTGTTTTTGCCATTATCTTCTTTCTCTGCTTTCTAGTGATTTCATTGCGTCTATAGGTTGTACTACTTTACCTGTCAATGCTATACTTTGCATTAGTGGATTCCACAATTTGCCTGATCCTTCTTGCTGCCATACGTATGGTCCGACAGATCTTTTATATAAAGCTGATGTATCTCCGGTGATTAAGTAATCTATATAATCTGCAGTTCCACCAAACAAATCTATCCAGCGCTCTAATGTAGCACTTGTAGCAATAGATTCCATTTTTACTATACCCAAATAATCATCGAATCCCATTCCAAACCAAGGCAACCATGAATCAGATTCAGATTCTACTTGGATAGCTAGGTTCAAAAGATGATTTTCAAACCAGCCTATCGCTTTAAATGGATGATTGGGATCATCTACTGTAAATGGTAATGGAAGAGCCCCACTCTTTTTTCTTAGTTTTTCATATCTATCCTCATCATCTGGATCATACCCAAAAATAAGACCTATCAATAACTGTGTTATAACTATAAGACCTCCTATTTCTGTTAATGTTTTTCTAGAGGCTACGATTTCATCATCCGTCATGTTTTTTACATTCATCTTATAGACAGTAAGCATTCTCTTAACTGCTCTAAAGAACTGAACATAATAACCCATTGCTATACTATCAAGGTTACCATCATATCTAGGTACAATCATTCCATTTTTATATCTAGCTTGCCATCTGTTAATGAACATTTCAGTAAAATATTTTTTAAGGAACATGATCATTCTATAAAGAAGGAATCTATTTGCTAGTGGCTGATTGAACTCATCATAGGCACCATTAAGTCTGTTAGTTACACCATGAACTTTTTTTACAAAACTAGTAAAGTTTTTACCTCCTGGTGCATAAGTAGGATCAACACCTTGTTTTAGTTGTATTACTCCATCTTTTACTTCCCAAGCATCACTGTATTTAATCTTTGACTTATTTCCAGAAGCATCTGTAACCTCAACAAGTTCTTTGGTAAGCATTGCCCCAAAAACACTAAGTGTTGAGTTTAATTCTGTCCATTTACGGATATTGGTCATAAAACTAAGATCAACTACATCTCTAACAGCAGATTTAGATATACCAGCTCCTTCATTTATCTTAGATTTTAATCTTCCCTGAGAAGGATCCATTAACTCTACTAACTGATAGTTTACTGATTTAGGACCAAAATTATAGATTTGAGTACTAATTTCCATAGTAACCATATTGGACCAAACTGTACCTCTACCATAATCAGCCCAGTTAAAATGTTCTCCTCCTGAGGCCTCAATCATAGATTGGAATCTAGCTCCAAAACTATTTTTAAGTGCTGCCGGGATATTAAAAGAAAAGAACATCTTAGATGACATTGACAACAGACCATTAGAAAACTTATTTAGAAGAGTATTATTTTGACCATAGCCGGTCATAAGCTTACCTTCAAATTCTCTTTCTATAAAAGCATTGATAGCCTGAGCTCTGATATTAGTATTTTTAGCAGATGCCGGAGTCATTATACTAGCGGCTACTCTGTTAATCCAGTTAAGTCCTTTACCAACAGATGTAAGATCTTGCTTTAATTCATAAGGTGGAGTTGAGATTAGTTTTTGCAAAGCTTTTGCTGTAGGCAACATGTCTAATAGTGTTTTTTGACGAACACCAGATTGCATATATCTAGTCATACTAGTAAGCATATCCATTGAGACTACATCAGTTTCAAGATCATACATACCAGTAATTGGTATTCTTATGTTATCATCATCAAAAAGATCTGCTTTAACATACATTTCTCTTTCATCAGGATTAAATCCATCTTCCAAGTCATCTGCACTTTTTGCCAACAATGACTTAAGATTTTTGAAAAAACCTGAAATCGAGTTTTGTTTTACATTCTCATTTAATGATCTAGAACTAACTACTTCATATTGACTTGCTCTGTATCTAGGATATTCTACATCAAGTCTACTATTATAAGGCAGGTCTTCCTGAAACTCAAGATGTTTTTTAAGAAGAGCCATAGACAAATCAAATTTGGCTTTGCTAGTATTTTTTAAATTCTCATACTTCTCATTTATATATGTCTTGTCTGCAGAATTGTATTTAGGAAGCCATTGACCACGCATATCCACAGTTGCTTCAGTGATATCTCTACCCTGATTAATTGCTTCGAGCATGTTCAATCTTTCTGTCTTTAGTTGTATTTCATTACCATTTTCATCAGTATATGAATCTTTTACTTCTGAATAATGATACTCAATACTAGGTATTCCTTGTATAGGAGGTAATTCTTTACCATTCTCATCTTTGATTATGGTCTTCTCATAATATTTTGGATTTTTAGGCTTAATATATGTCCAAGCTCTTGTTGGAGTATATTTTACCACAAGAGTTCCATCTCTCTGTGTAAATTCTTTTGTGATGTGGTTACTTCTAAACCACTCAGCAAATTCAGGATGTAGATCAAGAAGAAAAGGTAGATGAACCGGGTCATACAATCTATCAATATCAGATGCATTAAACTGACTTTGATTCAAATTGTCTTTTATATAGGCAAGAGTCTTTGGATTGTTTGTTATAAAGTCATTTACCGTATCTATAAAATTTTGAGATGGTACTCTTGACCTAAGACTATTAAGTCTAGAAAACAAAGCTTTTCTTTTTTCTATAACATCTAATTCTACATCAGATAGTTTGCCTTCTCTGCTTAATTTATTTCTTAGATTGACATACATTTCATTTTGCTGTTCGGTTGGAGAATTACCTTCTCCCTCAGAATAAAGTCTTACCATTTCTTTATACTGATTATACCAAGACCACTCATCTCTAGTTAGAGAACCGGGTGTTTCTTCTTCAGCTGAATTTTTAAGTTCCTCAAACTCTTCCTCAAGAGCCTTTATTTTTTGTAAAAGAACTTCCGGCATTTCATTACCTATAGGATGTCTATTTTCATCCTTATAAGAACTCATAAGATCATTGATAGTCTTATGTATCTCTACAATTCTTTTTTGATTAGGATCATTAGCAGAAAGAGCAGATAGCTCCATAAAGATATCAGCCTGTTCTTTGTAGAAGTCAGCATTAAGCTTGATTACAGTATTGTTAGCAAGCCATTCTTTAAGTTTAAGTTCATACTCCTCAGACCCTTTTTTAATTTTAGGGGTACTGGTTTCTAAAGACTGCATAAAATCTAAGTATGCATTTTCAAATGCTCCTTTTCTGAGTGGCCATTTCTTAAAGTTTCTGGTTAGATCATAGTGTTCTTTAAGTCTAACAGCTACTTTATAATCCATAGAGGTTTCTGGCTTAGGGGAACCATCTGAATAATACAAACTTCTAAGTTGTTTATATTCTCTCCAGTAGATCTTAGCTGAGGCTGCATTCTCTAATATTTCTTCAGGGGTAGTGATATTACTATTTAATCCTCTGATTTTAGATAGTACATCCTCTCTTCTTTTAAAAGCCTCTTGTCCAATGTCATCAAGAAATAGACGGTCTGCAGCATAATATGCATCTGTATATTCCCTATGCATATACTTTTCTCTAAATTGAGACAACTCACCTAATGCTTTTACATATTCTAGCTTTGTTTCATCAGAGTTGTTAGAGTTTATATTCTCTTTTGCTTTTTCTAACTTGTCTTCTAGATTTTTTAGGTCACTATAAAAGTTTTTGTAGGGAGTCATGAATTTGTAAACACTCTTTGTTGTGTTTCCTAATTCATCTTTTTCTATGATATCAAGGAAAAGCAAATCTTTACCCATATGCATCCTAGAATATGCTGAGGTATAACCGGCAGCATTCATCAAACCTTCTACATCATTGATAAACTTATTATACTTTTGTTGTATAATAGTGCTCATTTCTACAAAACGGTTCTTTACATAAGAGCCAAAACCTAGAATAACAGGATCCTGGTTATTCATAAATCCTTCTAAATACACACTTAGTGCTGAACCAACATCACCTAGCTCTCCTTTTAGATACTGTTTTATTTTATCAGGGGTGAGTTTTACAATTTCATACTCTCTCTTGTATAGGTCTATTACAGCTTGGCTAGCTCCTTTTTCTTCATACTTTTTAATTATTCTCTGATAATGATTGTCAATTCTTTCAATTAACGGTGTGAGTTGATCAATGTATAGTTCAGATAATCCAGCCTCATAAATCTTGTTAGTGTACTTTTCAGAGTTTTCTATGTTGTCACTTATTTCATTGATAAGGTTGAATAGCGGATGACCTGATTTAAAATCAGTATTTTCTCTGAGTTGTTCTTTAGCTCCTATGATAAACTTTTTCCAATCCTTCATTACTCTATTTAAATAGAATGCTTTAGACAAAGCAACTTGAGAATTTAATTGGTCCTTAGGATTAGTACTATTGAGCATCCTATTGATTTCCTTAAAATGCTCAAATATTCTTTTAGATGCTGCATTAAATCTAAGCAAACTATTAAGAAGCGCGTTAGCATGTTGGGCCATGTATTTTTCTTCTTCTTCTTTAGAAGCAAAAACCCTTTCACCTTCAGTTTGGAACATTTTAAGAGTTGTGATGATATCAGATAAATCAGATCTTTCCATTTTATCTTTCAGCACCTCTTTGATCTCTTTATAGTTCTTTGTATAAAGAAATGCATTTTGATTTTTAGCTAAGCTGTAAAACTTCTTACTTAGCATGTTTATCTCTTTTTGTGCTACCTGAGAAAGATCTTCTATGATTTGATCTCTATAGGCATTATTAAAAAAGTTTACATCTGATTTGGTAATAATCTCAGAGTTTATCTGAAACTGCTTGTTAGCTAGCATATCAGCCAGCTGATCTAAAGTGGTATTGACAGATAGATTTTCTACTTTCAGTCTCTCTCCTTTAAACAGTTTTCGTAAAAACTGTTTGATAGCATACATTATAGAATCAATTACTTTGGTAAATAGATTGCTATTAGGAGTACCCGTAGTTAAATCAGCTGCTTTCTTACCTATAGCTTTTACAATAGCTTCCTCCATAAAGTCTGCAGTACCTTCTACAAGACTAGGGTCGGTTCTTAATACTTCTACTATTGCAGCACCTTCAGGTGTTGATATAAGTTCATTATATAGGCTATTAAATAAAGCCGGGTTCTCTACTGATATTGCTTTGATGATAGGATGGGCAAACTCATGGAATACAATTTCAGTATTGAGTTTATCTATTACTAGATATACTTGACCATTATAAAAAAATCCAGGTTCTCCATTATAAGCTTTGCCGGCTTGTTCCATCATTGCAAAAGCATCTGCCTCAGTTAACAATACAGATTTAACCCCTAGATTTAAAGTAAGCCTATCAACAAGTTTGTTTATAATCTCATTACCTCTAGTTACTTTCTGTTCGGATTCATCAAATATCTCTTGATTATCCAACATAAAATCAGTTATTGATTCTGATACAGGTTCATTGGGTTCAGAAACAAATTCACTTTGGTTTTTTCTTTCTTCAACAGATTGTTTTATACTTTCTAAATCACGGATAGTATCATACTCCATGAAATCTCTCATGGCTTCAAATTCACCTACAGCAACTACTGCATCTTTCCAATCTTTGGAATTTCTATTTGGACAACTGTTCATGATTCTAATAAACTTTTAAAACATTCTCTAAGCTTTTCTCTAACCATTTCATCGGTAACTGTTTGTTTTTCAAGCACTTGAGCCTTAAGAATGTTACCTTCTTCTATCAAAGCATTCATTTTGAATAAGCCTGGATTTATATACCCAAACTCTTCATATAATCTTTTACTCAAATATACAAAGGTTTTAGGTGCTGGAGCATTACCGGACACTAGATTTTCTTCTGTAAGTTTTTCATCACCGGCATATCCTAACAGAGTATTGCCTATACCTTTTGAGTCAAAGTAGATTCTTCTCTTATGTACATCTCTATCTTCAATAAGCTTGTTTATTAACTTATCTATGTTTTGTACATTTGAGTCATAGGTATCATCAGTCAAAAAGTCTCCCGGCATTGTCTTACTGGTAAAGCTTTTTTTCTTGGTTATTACAGCTCTAATTGCATCAGCTAAGATTTCTTTATTAACAAACATATCTTTTATAACTGTACTGTTATATCTATTTCCATTAAAAGATGCGTTATACTTATCATACTTATCAGAACTGTTTGACATTACTATTACGGAACCATAGGATTGTACTTCCTCAGTAACTGGTTCAGTACCTGTTTTAGGGCCTAAATATTCTTTGATTTTACTCCTAAATTCTTCTAATGGTACTGTAGAATCATATAATAAAACATCTGAGTTATATTCAGCTGTGGTTAGGAATTTCTTTTTTTCTTTTTTCTTTTCTTCTGTTGTACTGTCTTTATAATAGTTTTTGAAGATTGGTTTTATTGTAGACACATCCTCCGGTAAAACATTTTCACTAGGTTTAGCATACATCTGATCAAAATAATTAAGATATGTACCTAGATATTTACTAGAAAGTGCACTGTCATTCAATATGTTATTTAGAGTGTAATCAACAGCTGTAGATAGTATATTAGACAAATTAGTAGTAGGCATTACTTTACCTAAGTTAATTTGCCCTCTTGCTCCTTGCCCACTTTGTATAAAAGCAAACACAGGAAGAATTGAGAAGAGCTTACTTATATATGCATTATCAACATAGTCAGATACTTTTTCTACAGTAGGATCTGATAGGTCACTGATATTCTCGTGGTATTCATTAGCTGTATCACTATCCATTATAAGTTCAGATAGTTTCAAATTTGTAACACCCTGTCTAGTGTTAATGAAGAAAGAATTAAGGACCGGATACTTCTTTGCTAATTCAGGATATTTCCCAACAGTTTCTATAATTTGTTTAGCAAAACCATTAGAATCCTTAAACATAAATGGAATATTCTTTATGTTTAACAGAGCATTATCTCTTAAGAATTCTTCATATGCAATTACCTCTATAGGTACTTCTTTAGGTAAAGTAGCAGACATTAGCTTTAATCTATCAACTCTATACTTAAAGTCTTCGCTTTTAGAATATTTATCAAAAGTCACTACACTTCTTAATAGTTCTCTTTCATAAACAAACTTCACAAACTCTTTTTTACCAAGATTGCCAAGTGAAAAATAACTTTCTGGTACAGTAGCTAATCTTCTTTCTGAAAGATACTCAGGTTTACTAAATGTTTTCTTAGCATAATCAGAATTCAATACAGCAAAATCAACAACAAGAGTATTGTCTTTTACAAAGGCACCTTGTTCTAATTTTAGAGCCTTCTCAATCTTAAGAGATTTGTAATCTTCTTTAGGATCAAATGAAGAGTTTAGTCTAACAAGATACTGCTGGTAGACATAATTAACAAAATCATTTTTGATAGCATTGATTAAATCAGTTTTATTATCAAAATAATTACCATACTTAAGTTTGATATCATCATCCGTCATAGATGACGTAAATTCTTTTATAGCATTTACTAACTCTTCATTGTCTCTTGTTGGAAATAAACCAGAAATCATATCTAGTAATTTCTCATTGGTTTTAAATCCTCCGATAGGAGAAGCATCTTCTATTTTTTCTATTACTTCAAATGGCATTCTTTTTTCTTTAAGAATCTCACCAATGCCCTCTAGCTTTTCTCTTATTTCATAAGTAGAAGTAAGTTTACTTGTATCAAAGTTCATCCCCAGTTTTACAGCTGTTGTAGCCTTTGACATTTCTTCAAGTTCTATAAAATGAATAAATGCCTGATAATCTGCTGTAGTATACTTACCTGTTTTTTTAACAGATTTTTTTAGCGTATCAACACTAAAGTCTACTGGCATTTTTTCTAAATACTTAGGAACCAGTTCAGTATATACAGTTCTCTTCTGATTGTAGACATCTAGTTTATCTTTTTTGTCAGCTGTATATCTGTCGTCCCCCTTTAACAATCCTGAAAGAAGTTGTTTTTTAGCTTCTATTCTATAAAGATTTGTTCCCGCAGAGGGAACTTTCATGGGTATAGCAAATGTACCTCGGACCTCTCTTTGGATTTTTACATAGTCTCTGATTATAGGTTGAGACACAAAATAGATAGCTTGCTCTAATGGAACACCTGCCTGGATCATAAAAAGTAATACCGGTGATATTTCAGGATTACCCTGAATATCAAAAATCCAAGAATCTTTTGCAACATCCACCCATCCATTCATCATCTGAGAAATGATGGTAGATATTCTATTCTTCTTATTAGCATCATACAATTGAGACAATGAAATAACCTGTTGTCCTTTAATATTCATTGTGTTATGTACCATACCTCGAATAACTTGTGGAGCAGTGTATGGTTTTTTTTCAGAGCCTAATGAAGCTACTGCAGACATATACGCACCTATTCTATTAAAGATTGTGTTATAAGTATTGTCTACTGCTCCAAGACCTAGAGTTCTTTTACCAATATTGTTAGAGCCCTGTTTGTATTCGTTGTACTCTGTCTCAAAAATTCTAGTTGCTGATATTCTTTTCTTATCTCCTTCTTCATACACTTTACCTTCATTGTTATAGGTGGAAAATGGATCATACTCTCTTACATCTTTAGATAACTTCTCAGCTAGATCTTTAATAAGGAAAGTTCCATTTGGTGTAGTCAGATCTACAAAGTTTTGAGGAACTGATACAATATCTACAATAGCAAACAATAAATCATTCTCAATACCCTTAGAAGAAGACTTAGCCAAATCTGTCTTTAATTGGTCTATTTTCTCTAGTATACCTGAAGTTAATTCTTGTTTTTTATCTTTTATGGGTTTAGCTGCAGTCTCAAATAGATCATTTAGTTTCTCATTGAGATCATACAACTGGTCATAGAACTGCTCAGGATACACCTCACCCATTTCAAATTCATTCCAAATGTTATTCTTTACTTTAGATATTTCTTCTTTGTAAAATCTAACATTATCATAGAAATCAGTTACTGATTCTTCGGGTAAGTTTGCAAAGTAATCTTTTGCAAATTTCAAGAAAGTATCGTTAGCATCATCTAAATCAATATACAACTGCTTAATCTCTTGCTTTATAGCGTCTTTGTCTAATTTGTTAGCCAATGACTTATCATGTTTTACTAAAGAAACTCCCTTAGATGTTTTTAAAATACTAGGGAAAAGCAAAGAAAGCTTATCAATGTCAAAGTCAGATCCAGATTTAGCTACCATTTCTGCAGGTAGGATAATCATATTACCAGAATTCTCTGGTAGAAACTCAAACACTTCTGCAAATTCCATAGAGTTAAGTCCCTGTACTGGGATCCTAACTCCAGTAATGGTTATCATTTCACGTAAACCGCTTTTGTTTAAACGATCCTCATCTTTAATAATATTGTTGAGGGCATCTAATGCATTGATACCCTTAGCTTTAGCTTCAGTAAGTACATCAGGGTGTTTAAGTAATTTTTTAAAGTCACCTTGCAATGCAATTTTAACTTTCATTGCTTTTGTACCACTCTCTGAATATTGATAGAAAGGAAGTCTTAAAGTTCCAAATCTTTTAGATTCTTCTTCAGTTGCTTTTCTCAAACTACTAGGTTCAAAACCTACTCCAGATACTTGGATAAGAGCTTCACCGGTAACTTTTTGTCTTACTATTCTTTTATAGATAAGAGCACTGACTAGTTTCTCAAGTTGTCCTGCAGATGGATGAATACTTAAATCATATACCAATTGATCAGAGTTGTCATATTTTAAGAAATCAATCTCATGATCAGCAAGATCTTGACGAGTAAGTTCTTTTTTTAGGAAGTTTATCAGTTTATCTGTAACCTTAAACGTATTACCATCAAAAGTGATATCAGCTTCTTTGATAAGCTCTTCTGTTTTAAACTCTGTAAGCTGTCTTACCAACTTTTCATAATTGATAATTTTAGCATAATAAGCATTTTTTAACTTTTCTTTTTCAGGTAATTCATCCCATTCTTCTTTAGTTCCCGGATAGTCAATAGGTTTACCTTCCTCCATCAAACCTTCTTCCACAAGCTTTCTAAGCTGGGTAGAGAAGATTACATTGTTCTTATAAGTGTCAGCAATTTCAAGTTGATCCTTAAAGTAGTTTAGATAAATCTCATTTACTGTAAATGTGTAAGCAGGATCAGCAAATGCAACACCGGTTCCTTCTTTCAAGGTTGAGTCATTGTAAAACTTATCTACCTTACCATCTTTAGTCATGGTATTAATCTTAGAACCAGATTGGAATAGAGCATAGTCAATCCCTTCTGCAGTCATCTTATTATGTAAGATCTCAAGATTACTATTCTTTACTATAGTTGGTATCAAGGGCATAAGAGAAAACTTATGGAACCCTACTACATTCAGTCCATCTGTTTTGAGAGGTCCCCAATACTGCATTTTTTTAATTGGGAAAAACTGAGCAACATCTTTAACAGAAACATCCTCTCCTCTAATGATAGCATTGTACATATCTTCTTGGTACTGACTCCATTTACCAAGTGACAATAATAAAGCCCGGTAAGAATCAAAAGATATCCATCCCTGACCATCACCAGATTTCATGTCTTTATATTCTTTATAAGATTTTTCTATCTGGGTATTTTCTTCAGGAGTTAACTCTCTTTTTAATCTTCTTGCCTCTGCTTTTTTAGCAATCTCTATGTATTCATTCACATATGCTGAATCAATTTTTGTATCTTCCAATACAGCACTATTCATTGTTCTACCCCATGTTCTAGAAGGATCTTTCATAGTAAATCCTGAAGCTTTAAAAGATGCAGTTTCAGAATACTTTCCTTTAAACTTTGAATTCAATAACTGTAACATATGGTTATCAGTTCTCGGGATAGTTCCTGTAGCAGCAAAACCAGCATTTCTTTTATGGAACTCTTCTTTAACATGATTATATAAAACAACATCACCATACAAAAGTGTAGTTGTCTCAAACTTATGCATAAAGTCATTCATTACAAATGCCATTACTGCCATATCTTTTGCTTTAGCATAGTCAGTAACAGGAACATTTTTAACAACCTCATCCATCAATTTCTTGTTATTAAAAACTCCAGCTTTGTCCAGTGTGTTTTTAAAAGTCTCAGTTCTTTTATCAATGTAGTTATTTATAGCTGTTTCAATGTCTTGTCTTAGCTTAGTGTTTTTGGGAAGATTAACTGTCTCCATAAAATCATCAGAGACAAGATTCTTTTCTATTCTTTTATTAAGAGCTGGTCCAAAAACATCCTCTAAACCTACAATCTTAGAACCTACTTCTTTATAGGTTTTATCTCCAATCAGAGCATTACCAGATGTATCACCATTCTGTAGCTTATAGATTCTTTCTGTTTCACCACCAAGATATCCCATTAATGCTTTCTTAAATGAATTTCTAGCAGTAGCTCCATCACCATAGAATTCATCAAAAGGGATATATAAGTTCTTACCTCCAAACTGCATTCTGTATAAATAAGTTGTAGATTTATCAGAGTGTCTTGTACCCTCTGCTACACCATACTTTAACATCATATATAAATTCTGAAGATAGTATGATCTTGAATCTGACTCATTACTTGATGCTCCAAGCATTCTAAAATCATCATCTTTAATTACTTGAACACCAGATGAGTTAAGTAGAGTTATTGTGTTTGGTATTTTTCTAGTAAGCTTTTCAGTAAATTGTTTTTGTCCTTTACCTGGCTGCCAGTAGTTTTCTCCAAACAATTCTGTCATCATACGCAGACCTTTGATCTGAGGATTTCTAGAAACGTCAAGGTGGGACATTTCAGGTATTGCTATCAACTCAGCATATGATTCAGCATTGTTCAAATAATCAATCATATCACTAGCTGTGCTTCTAAGGCTCATCTCATATTGAGCATCACCCTTAGCATTAGATACCATAGCATTTCCGTATTCATCAGAATACTTTAGTTCTAAACGCAATAGCTCATTATAAACACCGGTTTGTTCATCAGAAATTAAATCTGAAGGTTTGTTTATAAATCTTTTTGGGGAACTAGAATTAACACTATTGAGCTCTTTCCAAATAATATCTAAAAACTCAGATACCTTACTTTTTCTACTAGAAAGTTGAGCTGAGATATTCACATTATCAGAAATCTGCATACCAATGGCATTCAAAAATCTGATAGGATCTGTCTTATAAGTAGTTTTAAAATCATTAAGGACTTTACTAACATTGAGGAATTTTCCTTCTCCTTTGGTAACTACTACATATGCATTTCTATTCTTGGGACTCATGAAACTATTATCCCAACCTCTTTTGATAACATCTGTTTCAGCAATAGCATTACCTACGGTTATACCAGTAAGGTCATTATCCTGACCTTTTACATGAACAGATACCTGAATTAAAGGAATTCTCTTTAATGAGAATGCTTGTTGGATGTGAGTCCATAGGTTATACTGAGAAAGACTTACATCTTGACCTTCTACAATCTCAGGGTTACCTATCTTACCAATAAATTGTTTGATGTCTTTGTTTTGGCTTGCCTCTAAACGCCTGTACATTTCATCTGGCGTTTTACTACCTTCTAGCAATTTAGATATTCTATTCCATGATACATCAAAATCTTGTAATTCCGGGAAACCAAGTTCATTTAAAACAACATTACCTTTTTTATCATACTGAAACAATCCCCGGATGGTGTAAAGTACATCATTAGATGCTAGTTCTTTAGCAGAGATCTCATTACCACCTAGATGACTATAGCCATCACGATCATTTAGATTTTTTTCTTCAGGGTCACTAATAGGATTAAACTTATCCTCAAAACTCATATACTTAGACTTTTGCATATGGTATGCGATAAGCCCAGCATTTTTACTTTCTGCCTGTAGTATATCATCTACGGTCACACCTTTCTCAGGGTTGCCTGCAGAATTATGAGAGAAGTTCAATACACCCGCTTCAAGAGTTTTAATTTTAGAATATAACTCAGCATACTCATCTGACTCTTCAGACAAAGAACCAATCTCTTCTCCATACTCATTGTACTTTTCAACTAAACTTTCCAAGACTCTATTATATAGAGCAACTCTTTTGTTTATATCGGTAATAAGAAGTGTTGTAAATTTTCTACCGCTTGTTTCTTTTTCTTCAGCATTTAACTCATCTACAATTTGTGAGAATAGAGAGTCAATACTGTTAACAAGTGCTAGCTGTTTGCTATACGGTAGCTCATCAAGGGCAGCCTGAAAATCAGCATTGATCGCTGTAATTTTATCTAACTTATCAAACTGTCTGTTTTCATAACCATATGGTACCTGGTTTATATTACCAACTCTAAGATTGCTAAATACAGCATTTAGATAATAAGATGCTTCATAGTTATTGACAGACTGATCTACATCTACATTAAACAAAGCCTTTAGGATATCTAATAGCTTTTGGAAGAATGACTTAGCAGCAGGAGCTGCCGGCATATCCATTTTGCCATCAGCTAGCATATACTTACGGAATTTCTCAGCAAGATATTCCTCTATCTGTAAATCATCGGCATTATCAAAAGTTACTCTATTACCCTCAAAGTCTGTAAATGAACCAGTCATCTTACGGGTCTCATCATACAGTCTTTGTCTTTCTTTAGATGACAAAAACAATTGACTAAAAGCATGAAATGCTTCATGGTATAGATCACTAAGATCAGATCCTTTGAATAGAGTAATACCTGCTTGAGTGAAAGTAGCTACAGACTTTGGATTAGCTGTGTTTACAATCGCAAACATTTTCTTGAATGGTACATGTTTACTCATAGGAGTACTGTTGTACCATTCTTCTGCTTTTGCCAACTGCTCAGGAGTTACTGTCTCAGATACTTCTTTCTGATTTACTAGTTTATCTAGCTTAAGCTGCTCATTGGTTTTTGTCTTAGGAGCCTTGAGTTTTAAAGGTGTAAAACCTTTTGGCTGTTCAGTTTTAGTTTTTGTTTCTGCTTTGGTTTCTTTTTCTACTGGTGGTGCCGGTTCTTTAGCTTTAGCTTTACTAACCTTAACTTGTTCAGAATCAAGTATTCTAAATCCTAAATAGGGATGTTTGTTTATAAAATCCCCACTAGCATCAGGAACCATCTCTGTAAAAGAGTTCTGCAAAAGAAAGTTTATGTAATCTGGTTTAGACTTTCCTTTAGCCTCTAGTACAATCTTATCTTTTTTTACTGTATAGAAAGGAACACCACCGGCATAGTTTTGATAAACATTCAAAGAGTTTCTTGCAGTAACTCCTTTATTATTTTCATAAGTTAACAAACTATTTCTAAGTTGTTCTCTAGAAGTAACAGGAACACCTTCTACCAATACAGATCCATCATCTGCAATCTTTATTCTTGGGTTATTACCAAAGTAAACATCTTTAAACTTCTGTCTTAACTTGATAAGATTTTCATCTTTCTTTCCTTCTATGTCTTCTACATTCTTAGAACCCATAAGAATATCCAAAGACTTTTCTATAAAGTCAGGATCTACATCTTGTACAGGCTTAGCTCTAAAGCTTACTCTTGTTTTGTTAGGACGTTCAAAGTATCTCTTTTCTTTTTTACCATCTTTAGCAGGCTCAACAGATATTGTAGCATTTTCAAAAAAGGTAGCATGGTCACTTAGATTGTTCTGGGCTTTGCTGTCTTCTTGGACATAACCCTTTCCAATAAAAGTAATTTCATGTACTACAAAGTTCTGTTGTTTATTCTCTAAGATATGGTTCTGTTTAGCTTTTAGAAGTCTTTTCTGAAACTCTAAAGTTTTAGCTACCATCTCTTCAGGGATACCCAAAGTTTTTGTTCTTTCAGCAACAGTTTGTAGAGTACTCTCATTTTCTCTTACATTAAAGAAAACAAGTTTGCCGTTTTCTTTTGTAGTTCTTTTAAAGTTCTCGTCAAAATAAAAAGGATTACCCTCATTATCAGATATATAGGTTATATAACCACCCAGATTTCTTTTGTCTGAAACCGCATTTTCATCTAAAACTTTTTCAGGAGTAGACATTGTAAGATAGTACCCTGTAGACTCAGATGTTATTGCATTTTCATTTTTAAGAATAAAGTTTCTAAGAAAAGAATAACTAAAGGCTAGGTCTTGATCTTCTTCATTACCTGTAGTAGTAAATAAACTATTTGGTTTAGCAGAAAATGTGGATACAGTTGGTTGTACTGGATTAGCTAAATCAAAAGCATTTTTTGCAATTACTGCCGGGTCTTCTTTAGGAGCCGCCGGTTCTACTTTAGCTACACCCAAATACTCTGGGACATTATTGATATCCTCTATAAAATCCTGAGTTTCTTCTAGTTGCTGAATATTAGATACAAGCTTGCGTATGTCTTTGTTAAACTGTCTAGCCAGGCCTATTTGACCTGGAACAAGTGCAGCATATGTTTGTGCTAAAGCTTCATTTCCAGTTTTTTCTTTTACTCTGTTATAAATAGAGGTAATGTAATCTTTCAAATTAAAAGATTTACCTTCTTTACTCATAGTATACAGATCCTTAGCTACTTTTTTTAAAAAAGCTTTCTGTTGTTTATCATTAAGAACACAAATCATAATTACTGATTATTAATTATTTACAACCTAAACTGTTATCAAATTCATCATCAACCTCTTGCTGGGTTTGACCAATAGCTTCATTTACAGAAGCACCATCTATATCTACTACTTTATCTGCAGCATCATCAATAACATTTTGAGCTGATTCCTTTTCTTCAAGGCTCACTTTTTTCTCAACCATGCCCAGTTCTGCGTTAACTAGATCATCTATACCCTTAAGATAGACTGCTTTTTCTTCCGGTGTTATTTTCATGTTTGAAAGTGTACGTTTAGTTAAATCTATTACCTCATCAAAGGTATAAATTTGTTCGGTACCATCTTTAGCTTTGTATTTAAATTTACTTCTAATTGTCTTATTTGCAACGTAAGAGCTAAAATTATTCATTAAATCCCCAGGTGTGGCAGCCATAATAATATTATTAGTAAGATCATTAGCCTTAAAATCAGTTGTCTGTACATTTCCTATAAGTTTATCTCCAATGTACACTTCAACCACATTATAGTATTGGCGCTTATCTTCAGTAACTATTTTCTCAACAAGTCTCAGTGTTGCTGTCTTATTAAGATCATCCATAGTTATTTGGGCAACACCCGTATTATAAAAAGTAACTGTCGGTTTTCCTTCTTCTATAAATTCAAATACATTATCAGGAGTTCCTGTTGGTTTACTAATTGTTCCGGTTATTGTCTCACCTGCCTGTAATCTTTGTACTAGAGCATCTTTGAGTTCTTTTACAGTAAGTTCAGCATCCGGTTTAGGAAAAGATTCTTTCTTAACTAATGCTCTATTAATAAATTCTGGTGTAGATGCATTGGCGGCATAGATTTGATCCATAATCTTATCTACCTCTTGAGCAGAAGTAGCTCTATCTATCACGGCATTCCAGTCTACTTTTTTAGTTTCTGGTTGAGCTCCTTCTAAAGCATCTAGTTCTGCATCATATTCTAATTCTAAAATTTTAGTATCTAAAACTTTCTGAGCCAAATCAATATCCTCAGAACTCATATACTTAGGTTGCACCATCATTGGATTGATAGTATCACCTGTTATCAATGTTGGATATTTATCTTTTAACTGTTTAAATATTTCAGATTTCCTTCTATTTACATACTCATCTTTTGTCTCAGCTTTAGCATCTGTAGTAGCAGTAGGTTCTGTAGGAGTTTCTGTACCCTCTGGTGTATAACCTTTTAGTTCTGCTATTGATACTCTTGGTATAGGTGTAAGTACTGTCTTTTTTTCATCGGCATTATCATATTCATCTAATTCTACAGAAGCCATTTTCCTATTATCACTATCTGTCATTGTAGTGACTAGGTTTAGAATATAAATACCAGATATTGGTTTACCAGTAAGTTGTTCTGATAGCTCAGCGTATGCGTTTTGCTGAATCTGATCATTTCTAGTATACCAAACTCCATTTATTCTTCTTGGTTGGGTAGAAGTCTTTAAGTCAATTATATAGTACTTGCCATCTTTTTCAAGCATTAAGTCAATAGTACCACCATATTTCTCACCCAATAATGTACCTATCATTGTAGGAACACTTGTGTACCAATTAAAATCCTGCCATCTAATTGCAAGATTTAAAAGTACAGAAGACATTGTATCAATGTATCCCTCATCAAATCTGATGTTATGTTTTTTACCAATAACACCGGAAAGAGCTTTAAGATATAGACTTATCTTAAACTTAACTTGTGAATCAGTTTCTCCATTCTTTTTGAGATTTATAACATTATCTTTAAATGAAAGACCATCTGCACCAGGTTTAGCAAAAGCTCTCCAAATATCATCTAAGAAATTACCTCTATCTGAAGATGCTTTTGTAGAAGGTGTATTTGGAAACTCTCCTTCTTTTAAATCAGATACACGTTTAGATACCTCACCTTCTTCAGATATGTAAGTTTTTTTATCTGGTGCAAGGTTCCAATTTTGTTTTTCAAGTTCATCAAACTGTTCCTTAAACTCAGCAGGTGCACCTTCAAATGATTTAGGATTCTCTGCAGTAATAAGATCAAGTTCTTTGTCCTCTGTTTCTTCAGTATCAGTCTTTTCTGTTTTTTTAACAGCAGGTGTTTTACCAGATATAATCAAAGCTGCATCAGGATCTTCTAACATCCATTCTTGGATATCAGTAGTAGCCCCATCTAGCATTGCTGCAGCATGAGCTTGTTTTAATTTATTTTTAATATCATCAGGGAATTTATTAAATTCTGTAGTGATATCATAAGTTACCGCTTCTTTAAAATCATCAACTTTCTGTTCTGGAGTTTCCGCAGGAGTTTCAGTTTCAGCTTTTTTCTCTTCTGGTTTTTTATACTGAACAGGTTTATTTGAAAAAGTAACACCTCTTAGTTTTTCTTCTTGCTCAATAAGAGCTACTAATTGATTGTATTTAGGATCTGTGTTTTTGATAGCCTCCCCTGTGATAGCATCAATAAAATTAGGAGGCATGGTACCATCTTTTTTAAAGGCATCAATATGTTCTGGGTCAAAGTAAACCCCCATATCTAGCATCTTTTGAAAAAGCTCATCTACATCTAAAATATCGCGCTTGAATGTCTCTAATCCTTTTAAATGTAATTCCTTTCTTTTTGCTTTAACTGTTGATAGAGATGTTTGAACTCTACGGCTCATCTCATAAATAGACATTGGATCTGCAAGCATATCTGCAAACTCTGACATATGTTTAGCATCGGCATCTAGTTTTATATAGTCAACTAAATCTGCAAATGAGTTTTCTATTGATTCTGCAATAGGAAATACATTGTTTAGACCAGCTATATTTTTAGTGTATTTAGCATATGCAGCATAAAGTTTATCTTTGAAAAACTCATCTATAATTATATCTGGAGCTATGTCATTACTTACATCTTCATCATAAAGATCTTTTTTAAA